GGGCTTTTTCGTTTCTGGAGGAGCCATCTTGAGCGTTCAAACCACCCTGACCAGCCTGTCGCGTGCTGCAGCATCCAACGGACCGGACGGCTCCACCGATGCCCCGGGCACGCTGGATGACCAGCTGCGATACCACGGGCAATTCATCGCAGAAGTGCGAGATGGAGCGCACCTGTACGCAGGCTCGATCTCTGGCACAAACACGATCACCGGAACCATCAGCACCTCTCCGACAGCGTATGTGACGGGCCAGGTCTATCGGTTCGTTGCTGCGGGAGCCAACACCGGGGCGGTGACGCTGAACCTGAACAGCATCGGGGCCAAGGCGATCACGAAGAAGGGCACGAGCCCGCTGGTGGGCGGTGAGCTGCTTTCGGGCGCGTGCATCGAAGTGATGTACGACGGCACACAGTTTCAGCTGATCGGGGCGGCGCATCTGGTGAGCAGCACCACCACCGCCAGCACCTCGGGCACGTATGTCGAGTTCCTGAACATCCCGAGCCATGTGATGCGGGTGTCGTTCAACCTGTCGGGCGTGTCCACCTCTGGAACGTCGAGCCCGATTGTCCAGATCGGAGATTCCGGCGGTGTGGAGGCTACGGGCTACAACTGCGTTGCCACGCTGTTGCCCAACGGCGGCGCAACTTCCAACAGCAGCTTTACCGCCGGCTTCGGCATTTCGAGCACCCTTGCCAGCAACGTCCTGTATGGCCGAATCGTGCTGGAGAGGCTGGATGCGGCGAGCAACCTGTGGACCGCACAGGGCAGCGTCTCGGTTCCCTCCGGCCCGTCCACGGCGCTGCTGACTGGCTCCAAAGCGCTGTCGGCAACTCTGGACCGGGTTCGCCTGACCACCCTGAACGGCACGGACACCTTCGATGCCGGCAGCGTCAGCATCCTCTACGAATAAGTCAGTTTCCCCCAATGCGGGCTGACTGTCTTGTCGGCCGCTCACAGCTGAAAGGCCGTCTCTCGTGAATGAGCACACCAAACTGGCGTTCGATGGCCTGTCTCTGGCCACGGCAGTTGCAACCCTTGCCGCGTGGCTTCCTCCGCTGGCTGCGCTGGCGTCCCTCGTCTGGACGCTGATTCGCATCTGGGAGACAAAGACCGTGCAGGGGTGGGTCCAGCGCTGGAGGAAGGCGTGAACTTCGACCAGGCATTCGACGCCCTGATCGGCCACGAGGGCGGCTACAGCAACAACCCTGTCGATCCCGGCGGGGAAACCATGTGGGGCGTGACTGCCCGAGTGGCACGCGCCAATGGCTACACGGGCGAGATGCGCTACCTGGCCCGCGAGACGGCCAAGGACATCTACCGCAAGCTCTATTGGGACTCGGTTCACGCGGACGAACTGCCGGAGCCCGTGCGCTATCCAGTGTTCGATGCCTCGGTCAACTCCGGCGTGGTGCAGGCGATCAAGTGGCTGCAGCGGGCGGTGGACGTGGCTGATGACGGGGTGATCGGCCCGATCACGATATCGGCGGCCAACAGGGCCGGCAAGGACGCGGCGGTGCGCCTGACCGCTGACCGGCTGGACTTCATGACATCGCTGCCGACCTGGGGCGCCTTCGGCAAGGGCTGGGCGCGGCGCGTGGCGGCCATTCTCAAGGGGATCTGACATGGACTGGCTCAAGACCGTACTGCCGACCGTCGCAACGGCCCTTGGCGGCCCGCTCGCAGGCGTGGCGGTCAACTTCATTGCCGACAAGCTCGGGCTGGAGGACAAGACCATCGAAGCCGTGCAGGCGGCCATCTCCGGCGCGTCTCCTGAGCAGCTGGTGCAGTTGAAGCAGATCGACGCCGACCTGCAGAAATACTTTGCCGGCCTGGGGATCAAGCTGGAGGAGATCGCTGCGGCTGACCGGGCATCGGCTCGGGATCGCGAGGCCAAGACCGGCGACACGCTCACCCCTAGGGCCCTAGCTGGCCTGATTGTCCTCGGCTGGTTTTTGGTGCAGTGGTTCCTTCTGACCCACGTAGTCGCGACTGAAATGCGTGAAATTGTCCTTCGCGCACTCGGCACTTTGGACATGGCGCTTGGTTTGGTTCTCGGATATTATTTTGGCTCTAGCTCTTCATCTAGGGTCAAAGATGAACTCATCGCGAAAGGTTCAGTACCGCGCTAGCCAATGCGCTTTCTGCGGGGTTTCGATTCAGCCCGTCTCGTCGCGGGATAAATGGTGCGGTTTTGCATGCAGGCTGCGGAGCATCGTCAGCGACCTGGGGAGCGATCCAACCATGTGCTGGGAGTGGCCTCTTAGCCGGAACCCGGTGACAGGGTACGGACAGATTGCAGCAGCCCCCGGTAAGCCAGTTGGCGCGCATCGTGCCGTCTACGAGGTTTTCATCGGGCCGCTGGCACAGGGTGATGTCGTTTGCCACTCCTGCGACAACCGTGGGTGTGTGAACCCGCATCACCTCTTTGTCGGGACTCACGCTGACAACGTGGCAGACAAGATGAAAAAAGGGCGCGGTGGCTATGAGCGCCGTCGCAACCCAAGCGGAGACGCGCACTGGGCTAGACGCATGCCGGAGCGCGTCTACCGCTCCGTCGACAAAGAGCTGGCCGATCAGATCGCTGCTGCGTCGGGGTCGTTTAGGGAAATCGCAAGGAGATTCAACGTGGACCGTAGAGCTGTCGCCTCGATCAAGCGTGGAACCTACTTCGGCTCCAGTGCTGGGAGCGCCGAGAAGTCTGCGCTGCTGGCGAGGAAGGCATGAGCTTCTTCCTGCTTGGCTTCTTCATCGGCGCGGTGGTCGGCATCGCGGCCGGGATCTGCTTCTGCCTGGAGTGCGCGAGAGGTTAGCGGCGGCCGCTAACTTCGCTAATTTCGCTATAGCTCGGCTCTAAACGTCTCCACCTAGGAGGTTCCATGCGTCAAGTGGTCTTGGCTGCAATCGCGGCCTGCTTTGCCCTGCCTGTCGGGTCGCAAGATCCATTTCTGACGGGCGATGCGCTCAGAGAACAGGTGCAGAAGAACTGCGCCGATGGCCGCCTCGTTCTGAACGGAGACGAGTTCCGCGCTCTGGTGCAGAACGTCAACCAGCTTGTGCAAGAGCGCGAGGCGGCTGCGTTCAAGCGCGGCTCTCTTTCGTGCCGCAACGCGATTTAGCCCAATGAAGATCCCCAAGTCATTCACCCTGGCCGGCATCCGCTGGACGGTCGAGGAATCGGACGCGATCTCAGAGATGGGGCATTGCGCCGCAGAAACGGCAACGATCCGGCTCCGGCGGGGCCTGTCCGCACAGGTCAAGGCCGCTACGTTCTGCCACGAGCTGCAGCACGCCATCCGCTACACGTTGGGCAAGGACGAGCACGACGAAACCGAGGTCGATGCGCAGGGCAACCTGCTGCATCAGTTCCTCGAACAGTACGGGAAAGGCTGACCATGGACGGCCAACTGGCGAGCTACGCAACGGTACGGCAGTTGGAGTACCTAGAAGCCACGGAAAAGCACGGCAGCCAACGAGCTGCGGCAAAGGCCCTCGGGGTGGATGAATCGACCATCCGCCGCTCCCTCGACAAGCTCAAGGCCGCCGCAGCCATCAAGGGCTACTCGCCCGAGCATGAGATGACCCGCACCGTCCCTGACGGCTTCAAGGTGCAAGGTGTCTCGTCCCTGTACGTGGACGGCAAGCTCTCCAGCCAGTGGGTCAAGGCCACCGTGGATCAGGAGCGCCAGGCCGAGTTGATGAAGGCGGCCATGGAGGCGCTTGCCGAAGATGTACGAGGCCTGGCTCCGATTGCGCCGGCTCCTGATTCGGTCTCCGCTGACTTGCTGACCGTGATCCCGATGGGCGACCCGCACTTTGGCATGTATAGCTGGGCGCGGGAGGCGGGCGACGACTTCGACACGGAGAAGGCCCGCGCGCTGACCCTTGGGGCGGTGGACCGGCTGCTGTCCGTCACCCCGCCGTCCGATACCTGCGTGATCCTGCCTTTGGGCGACGTGTTCCACGCAAACGATCAGACCAACCAGACGCCAGCGCACAAACATCAACTGGACGTGGACAGCCGATTCGTCCGCGTGCTGCAGGTCGGGATCCAAGCCTACCGGCAGGCGATCTTGCGGGCGCTGGAGCGGCACAAGCGGGTGATTGTCAAGTTCGTTGCCGGCAACCATGATCCGCAGGCTGTCTGGGCGCTGGCGTTCAGCATCGCCGCCTACTTCGACAACGAACCCCGGGTGACAGTGGATTTGGAGCCGTCCAAGTTCTGGTTCCTGCACTTCGGCAAGGTGCTGATCGGCGCGACCCACGGCGACACCGTCAAGCCCGAGGCCCTAGAGGGCGTGATGGCGGCCGACAAGCCGCAGGAGTGGGGGCAGAGCAAGCACCGCTATTGGTACACCGGGCACATCCACTCGTCCAACAAGAAAGAATTTCGCGGCTGCGTCTGGGAGAGCTTCCGGACCCTAGCCGCCCGTGACGCCTACGCCGCCGGCCACGGTTACCGGGCGGGGCGGGACATGCTCGCCATCATCCACCACCGGGAGCACGGGGAGATTGAGCGGCACCGCTGTGATGTTGGGATGCTCTGATTTCTCGGCGTGGCGCTTGAGCGCCGCGATGCGGAGCTTCTCCCGCCATTCCGGAGTGATGACGCGCCCCTTGAGGGCGGCACTTACCTTGGCGCGCATCTCTGGCGTCTTGTTCCGCTCCGCAGTGATTCTCCCGACGATCTCCTTGACGTGATCCGGGATCGTCTTGCCCTTGTGGACCTTGCTCACAGCGGCTCTTTCTTCTGGGGTGAGCTTTCGGCGAGGGCTGCTAGCGCTCATTTTGGCCTTGGTTTCTTCTGAGTGTTCCCGGCCCGTGAATGAGCGACAGTAGCTAAGCCTGACTTCCAGCGGGATCTTCAGCTGACCTTCTGACATGCGCCGCCTCGTCTCTTCGGTATGGGTGTATCCGGCGGGGGAGCCGCCGATCGCGAGGCAGTTGTAGCCGTTCCTGCCATCTGCCGTTCTGTTCGCAGCGATCAGAGCCGTCTCGCGCGCCAATCTCGCCAATTCATCCTCGACCAGCTCCAGCACGAGAAATTCAAACGCATCCTCGCCATACTTGTCCCATGCCCGCTGCAGGGCAGCCGAATGGTGGGCCCCAGCGCGAAGTTCGCTCCGGTGCGCCGACCATCGCTGGCGGATGGACTTGGACGAGCCGATGTACTGCTTCCCGTTGATCTTGTTTCGGATGGAATAGATACCTGCCGCCATGTCTCACATTCTCATTGCCGCTATCGGAGTTGCCTACGTCTGGATCGGGGGCGAGCAAGCCTACAAGGGGAATTGGGGTGTAGCCATCATGTTCTTTGGCTACGCTGCCGCCCAAGCTGGCGTGTGGCTTCAGGCCAAGTAGTCATCCCTGCTTCTCCTTCAAGGAGCGGATGGCGGACACGCACTGCTGCACCGCGTGGTCATGGTAGTTGTCGTTGTGCGGCTCAAACTGCGCCTCACACTCCTTCGCCGCTTCCTCCAGCCCTGCGAGGCGCCCGGCGCGGTACATCTCGCGCATCTGATCGGCGGTGAAGTAGGCAACATCCGGCCCATCGCCCTCCACCCATTCGACGGTTTCGCGCGTCACCAACGTAGGCGACGGCAGTTCAGGTGTGCTCATGTCCTCTCTCCTTCATAGGCTACGAGCGATCTGCTCGGCAAGTTCGGTGTAACGGGCGTCCAGCCTGGCGCGCTGACGCGGCAGATCATCCGCCCAAATGCTGTCGATGGCCGCGACCAGCGCATCCCAGAATGGGACGGACCGGCTCTCCATGAGAGTGTTCTCTGGCGGCTCCAGTGTCCTGATGTGCGCCACCTCCACTCCTGCGACGAATCGCTCGGGCACCAGCTTGAACGAGAAGTACGCCGGCTCACCGCCCATGAAATGCGTTCCCAGCCGGTGCTGCCGCAGTCGGGTGGCAATCGCCACGGAGCGCCCGACGTACATCAGATCACCATCGCCCGAATACCAGCCGTAGATGCCGCACTCGTTCGGCGCCTCGCGGATGTCCCGATACTTAGCGTCGGTCGGCCGGATGATGTACCCGCCCCACGTCAGCGGAAGCTCCGCCACATCTATGGCATTCGGCGTGGTATTGCTGAGGTAAGTTGTTGTCCTGATTCGTTTCATGGCGCCCTCCGTCTCCGCCAGCAATTATCTCAGCCGGGCTCGCGGCGTCCAACGCCGTCCATCAGATAGCCCAGCTTCCCTCTGTAAACTCCTGCCAACCGTCCAGATCGGGCCAAGACCGGCCCGGCCGAGCCAGGCGCCTTTCGTGGTATCGGACGGGGTACGGAGGACGGAAATACCATGCCATTGACGGTTCGCTCGGTCGAAGCGGCCAAGCCTCGGGACAAGGCGTACAAGCTCACTGACGGCCAAGGGCTGTACCTGTTCGTCAGCCCGGCCGGCGCCAAGAGCTGGCGCGCGAACTTCACGGCCGCCGGCAAGCAGCAAACCCGCACCTACGGGCGATACC